ACTATAATACAACTACTGACAACTGTTTATCATTGATTAGTTTCAATAAGCATTACAACCCAATTGATTTTTGGAAGCAGGACAAGGATATTATTAAGCTTGCCCTAGCTAAGATTAAGGCTAATGGGAATCTAAAGTTAAAAGCTAATGCAAGTAGCTATTCTATTAAAGTAGCTATTAACCACAAAAATATAGGGTTTAACTTAGGGGACTAATATGAAGGTTATCAAAAAGTACTTCCAAGTAGGGGTAAGTGAACCAACTACGCTGAATCTTGGCGAAGTAATTCCCTTAAAGGATGGATTATATCTGCTTAGATATATTGAAGATCCTATTTTTCATTTTAAAAAAGGCAATCTTGATAGTATTACACTAAAGCTATTGGTTGACAAAGAACCAGATGGAGCTACTAGCTTTCATGATATTAATAATGAAAAAAGCTATGAAGTTGCCTTTTCTTATGAACAATTTCGCGCAGCAAATAAGAGACAAGTTATAGGCACTGGCAATCTATATAAACAGCCCAATGGCAATCTTGTTTCACTGGGCGGTATTATTGCAATAAATCTTAGTGGCGAATACTTCTCTGTTAGGCATATAGCTAAGATAATTACGCCTTTTAGTAGACAGGACAAGCAGATGATTACTAAGTTTTATAGGGAAGCACAACTATCAGAAATTAAAGGTGGAAAGTAAAATGGAAAAAGCAACAGATAAGCAATTACGATTTATGCTAACAATTAGGCAAGCTTTGGCAGATTATGATGAAGTTATTGGTGGGGATCATCAGTTGCCCTCAGCAGATGAAGTTTGGTCGATGTCTAAGGTAGATGCAGGAAAATTCATTAGCAAATATGGAAAAGAATATAAAGAATGCTTATCTAAGCTACTAGAAAGTAAGAATAATTAGCTATTGACTTTTACAAGGTTACATGATACTCTGTTAGAGAACTAAACAGGGAAAGAGGAAGAAAAATGAGTGAAGAAAAAATGTACGCAGTTAAGAACGATGATGGCGAGTGGTCAGATGGCAGTGGTGCGTTTTACCCCGATAAGAAAAACGGCGCAGGATTTATATTTACCATGTTTTCTGATCGTGATGAAGCAACTGGATGGGCAGAAAGAAATACAAATGGTGGCCACGTTGTCACGCTCGTTGAGGAGCCTGAAAAGGTAGTCCTAACCAAGGAACAAGCCAAAGTCATTAAGGAGACACATGATGTTGCGTGGCCAGCAAAGTATATTACTGACCATTGTGATAATTCTAATGGCTTAGAAGAGTTACTGATGAATGCTTACGTCAACGGCTACACCGTGGAAAAGGAGAAGAAGTACAACGTCAAGGTGCCACATACCAAAGAGGCTTGGTATTACAAGTCTGGCGATACAGATTTGTTGACTATTTGCCCAGCGGATAAAGTACTTCGTGGAAAGTTCACCGAATCAGAGATCGAGCATTACGGCTTGCAAGACTGCGAAAAAGAAGAGGTGACTGACGATGCTGATTAAGCTAGACAGCGGGAAGTTGCTAAATCTATCGGCGGTATCGTATATCTCAAATACTGAAATGCTGGCTTATTTCAAACAGCCGGTGATCACAAATGAAAATAACTTTGAAACAGCAAAATGCTTTGGCGTTGGTGTAACAGAAGCCGATATTGAACGAATTGCAAACAATAATGCGAATAAAGAGGTAACTGACGATGAATAAACAAGAAGTGAACCTAAAAAGCGGTGGGAGAGCTTGTTACTTCGTGGCCAAGGTGTCTGATTTTGGAAATGCACACCGTGTATCGCCTATCTACTTCAACCGTGAGCGAGCAGTTCTTCAACTTAATTACTTAAAAAAGAAGAACGCTGATGATTCCTATGCAATGTTCGAAACTACCGGCTGGAGGTGTGTGCTATGAGCAATGAGACGAAGCAAGACGTGTTCAACGCATTAATGGCTGACATGTCACACGGTTCAGAACAATGGCGTGCCAGATATGACGCCGCGTTTCCAGATGATCTGCCGGTGATTCCAGAATTAATTGGGAAATACCTGATAATGCGTAAGCATGATCGTGGAGATTTGGTTCAGGCGCTTGATGAGGGTACGTCATTTTTATTGGATGGCACTCAATGGGAAAGCGTGCAAGATTGGTTCTGGTTCAGTGACGTCAAAGATAGCGTTGACACTTTCGCCCGTGCATGGGTGCTAGGTGTCTGGCGCGTTGAGGGGACAGGAGAAATCATGAAATTGGAGGAAGAAAAATGAAATATTACGGAACAGAAGAACCTTTCTATAGCTTAATCGTTGCTAACAACAATAAGGAAGCTCTTAAACTGTACCGTGAAATGTATGGGGATAATGATGACCCCGAACAATTTAAAGAGCTAAGCCGGGAAGAAGCACTGTATCGTATTTCTTCTGCAAAAACAGAAGACGGGGATAGTCTCACCTATGAAGAGGTTAAAGAAGATTTGGACGCTAAGGCACCCATAATGCTTCTAGTAGATGGAGACATCTTATAGGAGGGAAATAATGTTACGAATTGATTTAAAAGACTTAGATCTTAAGAAAGCAAAGGTAAGTGGCCTATGGAGTATTATATTGGTTATTCCTATCTTACTATTAGACGCTGCCGTAATTATGTATGGTTGGAATACCTTTATTGTACCTACATTTAGCTTACCTAAGTTACGTTTAATTGTAACTATGGGTATTTCTATCTGGTTTAACTATTTAATTATGAAACCAAGGGATATAGGTGATAAAGATATTACTTGGTACCAGATAATGAATGGTACTAGTAGCGCTTTATTCTGCTGGTTTATGATGTATGCAATTCACTTGTTTATTTAAGAGGTAGTTATAAATGAAGGCTAAAGACTTAATTAAGCTGTTGCAAAATTTTGATGGTGATCAGGAAGTTGCTATTTATAATGAGCCATTATGCAGTGCTTTGATAATTCCTAGCTATGATTTAGAGTTACAAGTTAGTATTGATAGTGATTTTGCAGAAGAATATGAGTTACCTAAAGACACTATTTTTATTACTGGGAAGTAACTCACTGAAGGAGATGTGTAATTAATGGCAGAAATGGTGAATCATCCAGATCATTACAATAAGGGACTTAAATTGAACGGTAAACCAATTGAAGCAATAGATGTTATTAACATGTTTGCAAATATGGAGGGAATCTCAGGAGATGAGTCCTTTATGCTTGGAACTGTTATTAAGTATTTATCTCGTTTTCCTTATAAGGGCAAGCGTAAGGAGGACCTAGAGAAAGCTCGTTGGTACCTTGATAAACTGATTAAGCTAAACGACCCTGAAGACGGCCTATGCGAACTTACAGAGGATTATAAAGCCAGCATTGCTCCCTACAACGATTTAGGACACATGTCTACGATTAGTAAAGGAACCGTTGGACAAATTAAACACTACCAAGATTTTAAGGACATTAAAATTTTTATTCCTATTGAGGGAAAAGCCGTCTTTATTCCATGGGCTGTGCCAGATTGTTTTAGAAAGCTAGGATAGAAAAGAGAGGAATTAATAATGCAAGAATTAATAACAGGCGTTAAACAAGCTTTTTCTCCTAAGCGGAACTGGAAGGAGCTAACAGAATTTAATGGTAAGGAATATATTTTAATGGCCTTTATGGTGGGGGCCTCTATCCTATCATTTTATTTTGGCAAAGACTATTCATGGCTAGGTTGGCTAGGGGGCATTACCAGTGTGGCAACAGGGATGAGTCTTATCCTTGTTGATAAAGGTAAGCTTACTAACTATATGTGGGGAACAGTAGGCAGTATTGCGTGGCTGATTGTTAGCTTACATAACAGGTTAATTGGTGATATTTTCTCACAGGTTTTTTATACAGTTATGCAGTTTGTGGGTATCTATGTATGGTACCGATCCATGAATGTGGCCAAGGAGGAGAAGGCGGAAAGTAAAAAGATTCCTCTTTGGCTTGGCGGATTAGTAACAGCTGGACTTGTTATCGGCTACTTTATTATTGTGTATGTTAGCCATAGTGTTAATGGTAATCAAATCTGGTTAGATGCCACCCTTTTACCCTTGGGAATTGCCGGGCAAGTATTAATGACATTTAGCTATAGGTCCCAGTGGGTAGTGTGGATTTTACTAGATGCAATTAATGTCTATATCTGGTATGTTCAATTCGTATCCGGTGGCGTGGCTGCCATGAGTATGTTTGTACTTCAAATTATTATGCTAGTTAACGCTTTTTATGGGGCATATTGTTGGTATAAAGAAAATTAAATATTGACATTTGAATGACCTTGTGGTAACTTAACTATAAGGTCATTTTTTGAAAGGAGAACAGCTCATGAAAGATATTAAAGCCACTCAAAGCAGTGTGGAATAGATAATGACATGTTTAAAAAGGAAGAGGTAAGAGACGAAAAATGAAAGAACTAATGACAAAGAACCGGATTAATGGTAAACGCATTGGTGTATACTTTGGGACATTTGCACCCTTTCATGCTATTCACACCCAGAATCTTTATAAAGCATTAGCAGAAAATGATGGGGTTGTTTTAGTGGTAAGTGGTTATGCCGGTGATCGGGGTGATAAAGTAGGGCTTCCATTGTATCGCCGGTTCCGTTACTTGCGTGAAGCCTTTGCAGATGAGCCTAATGTTGTTGTGGCCATGCTTAATGAAGATAATATTCCACATTATCCTGATGGCTGGACGCCTTGGGCTAAGAAGTTGGAGTCAATTGTTAAGAAAGCAGTTATTAACTACTCAGAGGCCACTATCACGAATTACTCAGGAGAACCTGACTATAAAGAAAAGATGGAAGAATATCTTCCTAGCTGGAAAGAGCAAGTCATCCCACGAACAAAGAATCCAATTTCAGCTACTATGATTCGGAGTGACCCTTTGCGCTACTGGAACTTAATTAATCGTGTATATCGCCGTCATTTTGCCAAGAAGGTGCTTGTAGCTGGTCCTGCATCTGGTGGCAAGTCAACACTTGTAAAACGGCTTGCACGGTCTGTTAATGCCCCATTTAGCACTGAATATGCACGCAACTATGAAGAAAAGTACAACCTAACTGATGATGAGTTGACTGTAGATGACTATAGTCACTTTTTCCAAGGGCAATATGATGCAAACCAAGCAGAAATTAATAGTCCAGCCAACCAAGGTATTGTATTTTGTGACACAGACGCTATGGTAACTGAAATTTATGCACGTATGTATTTGCCAGAAAAAGATTATAAGAGTTTGCACGATATGTATCAAAACGCCATTAAGCATGAAGATTGGGATTTGATTTTATTCATCCCGCCTATTACAAATTATGTTGACGATGGTTTCCGAAATATGGAATGGGAAGCAAGCCGAAAAGAATACTCAGACAACTTAATTGCCGAAATTAAGAAGCAAGGATTTGGTAATAAGATTGTTATGCTAGATGACAAGGGTAGTGAAGAAGACCCAGAAGGATTCCTAGCTCGTTATGAACATGCTATTGATGCTATTCGTAATATTGGAATTGATATTGAGTTGTTTGGTCAAACAGTGTCTTTACGGGATAAATAATATGGCAGAAGACTGGTTAGATTTAGATAAGGTATTAGATGACAATGATAAGTCCAGGTATGATAGCTTTGAAGATTGGGCGGCAGATGAGTCTGATGAATATGCAAAAACATTTATTCCAGATGATGCCAGAAATTACCCACAGCTACATTTTATCAAAGGACTACTAGCAGGTACGCAGGGCTATGTAGCAGGTGGATGCTTTAAAGATATTTTAAATGGTAAAAAGCCACGAGACCTTGATGTTTATTTTAAAAATGATATAGACTTTAACGAAGCTGTGGGTCTCTTTGATGGTAAAGCAGAGCAAGGGACAGCAAGTAAGAGTTATAGCACTAAAAACGTTATAGCTTATCACTACCATGGCTACACCTTAGAATTTGTTGACAGCTGGCATACGGATATTGTTGATTTGATAATGCGATTTGACTTTAACGTTGATAAGTTTGCTTATGAGCCAGAGTTTGGTAACGTGTTTTATCAAGAGGATTTCTTTAAAGACCTTGTTATGCATCGTTTATCAATTTCTGGGTATCCTCCATTTCCTTTGGCAACCTATAACCGCATGTTCAAGTATGCTAAATATGGGTATACACCTTGTCGTGAAACTAAGGTACTACTTGCAAGCCTTATTAGCAAGCTACCAGAGGTAAAGGATGCAGATTTTAGCAAGGATTTTTATGAGGGATTTGACTAGATACTTTTTATTGACAATAGGGTCTTTTTATGCTACACTTACTTTTGTTGGTAAGTGTATTTTTTATATCAAGAGGGGAATGGCAGACATGTACAAAAAGGTTAGTTATGATGATGCAGTAAATAATCGTATCTTTTCTAATGGTTGTAAAACTATTTAAAATCCTTGGTAACTTTAAAGGTTGACTTTCATAAAAAATAAGCCTATAGTAAATGACGAGGTGAATGCTTTGAACGAAAATAAGTTAAAATTAATTGTTAATCGTTTTAGTAAAAACAAGAAACCACGGGATCGTGACGGCCTATTAAAAAGCCTACCTAAATCTTGCACAGATGAGGACATGGTTACCGTCTTGGAGACAATGGGATTTAAATATCCCTATAGCAAGAAACGCTATAAGCGTCTAAGTAAAGGAACACATATGCAGACACAGCCAGATAGGTTTGCCTTTTATCTGGTTGACAATAAGCCAGACTTAATTGATTGGCGGGATTAGTATGAAAAATATTATAATTACTTTAGTTCAAACCATTTTTGTGTCTGGAATGCTAGGCTATGTACTTGATGGCTCCATAGACAAGGATTTTAAGGGGCGAAGGTTTCTTATATGTTCACTTACTCTTACCTTTGCTATGAACTTCTTTATTGGAATTCTTGGCTTGCATAGGATTGTTGATCTTGAGGAACAAGTAGTAAAGCAAGAAAACCAAATAAGTTACATTAAGCGCAACTATAGTGAAGATGAATACCGAGTTTATATGCTGAAAGGTAACCCTTACAACCCCTATAACCCTTATGCTTCTAGCAACCAAAAATCAAATAAACAGTATATCTATAACTATGAAGATTCCTACTATGCTGTTGACAAAAAGATGGCAGGAACTTATACTAGGGACAAAGCAGAAAAAATTGCTAAGCAAGTATCAGGATATGTCGAGAAGGTTAACTAATGACAACTAAATTAATGATTTATAACAAAAAACTAGGTAAGTTAGAACCAGCTTACTGGTTATCCGCTAACCCGTTAGGCGGTTACTTTGGAAGCACCTATGATGATAGTGACCATGCTTTAGCAATTTCTACAGGTATTTTCGGAAAGCAACTTGATGGTAAGCAAAGAGAATACTATTCAGGCGATATTGTTGAAGTTGGATCAGAAGAGGGTAAGCCCACTTATGATGTGGTAAGGTACATTCAGGGAGAATGGGAACCCATTTGTTTCTATAATGATCTTAAACGAGTAGGAACAGCATTTTGTAAAGAAGACGTAGACAAGTATTTAGGAGGCAAATGACATGGAAAAAGGTAAAATTATGACACCAAGCGAAGCTTTGCACTTTATTGATAGCACTAGGGAAAAGCAAGCTTCTAGAATTATAGAAGTTGTTGTCTCTGACTTTCTAATTAACAACCCATATGGAGATCCACAAGGCACTAGAGAGGTAACTATTAACCAAGATGCCGATTATAAAACAGAGTTAAGTGATTCTCTTATTGATACTCTTTTTAAACAATTTTCCAATCCTACTATAATGGCAGCAGTTAAAGATGTTAAGGCAACTCTAGAAAAACTGGGCTATACTTGTAATCAAGATGAAGATGACGCTATTGTTCTTGAGATTCATTACTAGTAGAAAGCTGAGGTGAATATCCTTGTTTACTTTTATTTTTATAGCTTTTTTACTATTACTTGCTACGCCACTTGTGTATTTGCTTGTGCTCTACTGCTCAGTTGAGGAAAAGCATCCTTTTGAAGCATTAAATATTTCTTTGCCAAATAAGTTAATAGGACATGTGATGAGTATTAAGTATTATAAAGTGTGCTTACAAATGAAAATGGCTAATATCCCAGATGATATTTCTAACGTCATCAAAGTTTATCTTAAGTTTAACAAAGGATCTCAGCATAATAAAGAAATGAGTAGATTGGTTAAACTTATAGCTAGTAATAAAGATGCATTGCCCTTCATAAGAGAAGCTATTGAAAAGAGGCTTAAGTAATGGCATACTTAGGAGATGCACAGCCACAGGGTACCTGCGTTGACAACAAGCATCACTCCCATTATTTTATTCTGCTCCCAGATGACTTTTTGGGAACATCAGTTGACCTATACAGTTCCTATGTTCCAATAATAGATAAGTTAAACTACTTTATCAGTGAGGAAACCTTAGCACCTATCCCACTTGCTGGTTATTTCAAAGTTAGACTTTCTAAGATGCTTGAAATTGCTTACCATTTATGGCTATCAGCAATGGAGGAACATGCCGAAAAGGCTATTCTGGAATCCTTACAGATGTTAGACATGGCACTAAAAGGTCAAAAAAATAATTGGGATTGCGCTGGTGGGTTTGAAAGAACAGTTATTAGGCCATTTCTATCAGACCTGAAACATATTAATGATTGCTATTTTGGTGGGAACCAACTATATGGTGATCCTATACCAGCATCCCTGAGAAAGTCTCGTTTTCAAAATGAGGAGCCTAAAAGAAAACCAATAACACTAGACGCGCTTTTACCTATTGCAATCAATATGGTTAATGATCCTAGCATCATGAAATACCCAGACCTTTGCGATACAACCAAGAGTTACATCAAGGACTGTATTAAAGGCATATCAGATGGAATTGAAGAGTACCATGAACATATTAAGAAACTAGATAGGGCTAATGCTGTTGAAAAGCTATCATCTTATCAAAAGAATGCCTTTGACAGTATTAAAAAGATTGATAATCTTCCTGAACACAAACAGGATAAACCCTTAGGATAAAATGTTAGGATAAATTATAGGATAGCGTGATATTTAGCAGACGGTGGTATCGCAATTAATATTTTAAGCCACCTTTCCTAGGTAAACTATGTAAATAGTATTGGTAAGGCATACTATCTAAAGTGATGAGTAACTATTCTATCTGTATAGCTACTAGCGGTATCTAGCACTCAACTAAGAAGTGAATAGAAGGTGACCACAAATGACTGTTAGAATTGGGCTACTAAGTTTATCAATTATTGGATTAATACTTAGTATTTTGTTACTACCTTTAGCTTTTGTAACGTTAGTGCTCTCTATAAAACTAATGGCAGAGGAGTATAGGAGTCTGTATGGAGTATTAATTGGGCTTGTATTTATGGCAACCTCAATGGCTTGTATTTGGTTAGCCTTATCTATTATCTTTTGGTTTCCTCAATTTTTGCAAATATTAGGTACATTATAGTCTCCCTAATGGGTGGCTATTTTTTAGTTCCTTGTAGCTTGGCATTGTAGCTTATCTATGTAGCATGGCTCCTTGTAGCTTGGCCTTGTAGCATGGCTCCTTGTAGCATGACCAATTTAGCCTTAATGGCAACCATGGCAGCTATCCTGTAAATATATGAATTAAAGGTTGACAACGGATGCAAATCATGCTAAGGTATATCCAGAGTCAAGAAAGGAAGAGAATCATGCAATACAAAAAGTTAGAAGATATGCTTGCTGATGGGTATGCACCAGTAAAGGAAGACACTTTAAGAACCTTATTTTTAGGGGAAACCTATGCGCCAATTAATCGCATTAACCTAACTGCTGAACAGTTGGGGGTAATGTATAAGCTTGCTAAGCTAACCCCTAGCCAAACTAGCAAAATAATTGACATGGTTCCTAAGCGGTTAGATGCTATGGACTTAATGCTTAGAAATGCTAACATTAGAAGACAATATGCAGGACACAACTATGAACCTAGCGGAGATCCGTGGATTGATGGTATTGTTGGGGAAATTTACACAAATGGGTTTATTGTCAATGATGTTAGTGGTCTCTATTGACCTTGTAAAAGCAATGTGCTATGATTTAGACAATCAAGAAAGGAAGTACTAAAAATGGACAAAGAAGTATTTTTTGAAAAGGTACACATGTATAGCAAGAAGCAACTTGTACATTACTTGTGGGGTCATGACTACTCACAATATTTTGGAAACAGTTTAGTAGAATCAAGTGACAACAGTAATTTGCTTACTATTGTGCATAATCATACACGTGTTTCAAAGTACCTTGTTGTTAATGATGATGGATCCTTTGGGTTATTTGATAACCTTGAGGATACTATTTCAGATCTGGATATTAAGACTTACTTTAATGATCTTGAAAGTGAAGATTATGAAGCCGTACTGAGTGACTTGGAGGAAAATTTCAATGATTAAGGACAATCAGCTATTGAAAGCATTACAGTTATTTGCAAGCAAGAGCAAGAATGGCCGCGCAACAGATCGAGTAGCTCATGTTAAAAATGGCTTACTAACAATTACAGATGGACACAAGCTTATTCAAAAGGGGACGTGGCTTCCTGATGTGGATATTGATCTGTTTAATCTAAGCAAGTTTGAAGGAACTTATATTGAAGACTCCACTTTGGATCATTTAACAAAAACAGATGGCCTTTTACCTAACAAGCTGGATCATAAAACCATTGCCTACCTCTACAGCTTTGTAAAAAATCATAAGCGTTATGGTGATAAGATTCACCTTATTCAAGAAGGTCGCTTCCTAGTAAGTACCTATAATAGCGACACTAAAGAAGATATGGAAACTATTAAGATTGATCCTATAAGCAAGAATACCTTTAAATATATCTTTGATGCCAGAAACTTGTTTGCTGCTCTTAACTACTTACAACCGACAGAAAATCCTGTTACCTTATATACATGTGATAATAGAGTAGTCCCAGTAGTCTTGTGCCAAAGCTCAAAAGCTAATAACTATGAGATTGCCAAGATTGTATTAGCGCCACTACGTGTCTATTAAAAATTATTTCCCCTTTTTAGGGGATTTTTTATTGACAACGAAGGCAAGTAATGTTAAGGTATAACCATAAACAAGAAAGGGAGTTAGTAACATGAAAATTTACTTACGTCTAAAAAGCTTCTACATTGGCAATAAAATTATCACTGAACGGGACTATATAGATGAACACACCAAAGGCATAGATGAAAATGGATATTGCATTGCTAAATATAAGCATGTTGCAAATCTTTGGCTAGGTAAACGCGGGACAATTATTCAAATTTTAGAAGTTCCAGTTGACAATGTGATCCATACGCGGTAATCTATATGCATAGCGTAGAAAGGAAGCAACTATTATGAAACAGGTAAAAGAGTTAAAAGCAGGGGATACCTTATTTGAACGACAAATAAGTTTTTTTAACTATGAAGCTATTGGTGAAGACATAGAAGTTGAAAAAGTTACCCCTTCAAGAGTATATATAAAAGGGATTCGTACTAGCTTTACTAAGAAATCTACTTGGCCATTAAGCACAAGTACAAGTTCCTACCCTATCAGAAAAATTGCACCAGAAGAATTTTGGAAAGCACTAGATAAGGAAACAAAAGAACGAGTTACACTAGAAAAGTGTTATAACTCATATTTAGCTAAGCTTAGTAATGAACAGCTTAAAGAAACTAATACATTTATAAAGTCGCTGCTAAAGTAAAGGTGAGAATGACTAAGTTTAACTTGACAAAATAATGACCACGTTATATGCTATCAGCATAATAAAGAGGGAGAGATAAACATGAAATACCAATTAATTGAAACAAAGGATCTTAACCGTGAGCAAAAACTACTAGCTATTAAATCATGATTTACGATTAACCTTAATAAAAGTTGGCTGTACAGTAAGTCTGTTTCTGGTAAAACAGAAACAATTGTTCCTGAACAAGCTTCACGTGCGTGGCTAGTTATGCACCGTAAAAGCCAAGTTGTCCCTACTCATATGAAGCTAACTGCTGATCAAAAAGTATACTACAATGTGTATGCAAACAAGCAGATCAAGGACAAGCATCACACAGTCCTAAAAAGCGTTGCAACGATGGGCGTTGAAACCGTTAAGTAGTCTTGCATAAAAGGAAATAGGAATATTATGATTAAAAATTTGAAACCAGAACACAAGGTATTTTTACTGGGACTTGGATTGATTATTGTTGGACTTACCGGATTTATTTTAAATTTGTAAAATATTAGTTGACACCATAGCAATAGCGTGCTAAGCTATAAGCATAATCAAAAGGGAGGCACAACAATGTTATTTAAAACGCCTGTTTTCAAAACAGTTTCTGGACGGCATAAGGTAATTAAAGAGCTTGCCACAAAAATCAGTAAGGAACTAGATGTAAAGGTTACTCCACGTATGCTATCTGGACTACTTAGATACTATCTACACAATGAGTATGGAGTAGTAGAAATCGGTGGCTATATAACAGATATTGATTATCGTCTAAAATGTGGACAGAAAATTAGCATTAAAACAAATGTTGACAAAGTCTAAAACAAGTGTTACACTGGTTTTGTAATCAAGAAAGGGGAACTAATCATGTATAACGTACTTACAGCAGACAACCAAGGGAATGTAACGACTAAGGTAGAACCAGAAAACAAAATAATTTTTTACTTAGGAAATTCTATGCTAAGCCCTGATATTAGTAAAGTTATGGCGGTTGACATTAATAATCAAAATCTAGCCTTTGCTTGGACCAAAGAAGAGGCACATACGATTGTAGGCCCTTTAGGCAAAAAAGTTACTGATTATTTAAAAAATATTTAAGGAGGACAAGCAATGTATATGTATGTAGGTTACGTTGGTTACAATTGGACAAATGACAAGGATTTAAGTATTGAGGTAGTATCGGATAATGTGGATACCGTCTTAAGCAAGCTTAAAGAGATTGCAAGTGAAGATGATGACAAACCAGATTGGGATTACATTAGAGACCTTGGTGAGTCACCTGCTAATGAAGACTATGACCGTATCTACGGCATTAACAAAGTACCTTTTATTAAGGGATAGGAGAAAACGTGAATAAATTTAAATTAGCCCTTTATGGGGCTTTTTTTAATTTTACTATTGACAGCAGCATAGTTACATGTTACACTGGTTTTGTAATCAAGAAAGGAAGTAACAAGTATGTTGACAAAAGGTTTAATCAGAGAGGCTGAAAAGTTGTCCAAGAATTGGAACAAGTCAGATGACGAGGGTATTTATCTAGACGATAATGACGAGGTTGTGCTAGAAAGGGTACCAGAGTGGGCGGATAGTTGGGCACAGATTGATAGCCGCGACTTGCATGAGCTATTTAACCAGTATGAAGATTACTATGGTGTATTTGCAAAGGGTAGCAAATTTGAAGACTTATTAGCTCAGACAAAAGGTTACAACTTTGTTGTTGAGGACTACACAAGTGTTGGTGAAACTTATATGCTTAGCGATCTTGTATCACACATTTATAACTTTAATTAAAAAAAGTATTGACAACGTAAGTTACAAGGGTTATACTGGTTTTGTAATCAAGAAAGGGAGAATTACTTATGACACGTAATGAATTTTATAAGAACTTGAAACTTAATGCACAGTATCTTTTTAAAATTGACCCTAAAAGTTGGATCAGTAAGCCTAACAAGTCAATCAGCGTACAAGGTAAGCTGGGCATTTTAACTGTTAGCTTTGATCGCAATGTTATTGTTACCCGGTTTACACCTGAAAAAGGTGAAACCCTTGCAAAGCTAGAAAACTATAATGAGGGATTTGCTGAAAATATGGTAGCCAATACCACATCATTAATGGGGCAACTTATAACTATGAGTAACTTCAATTAGTTTTAAAAAAGTATTGACAATGTAACTTATAGGGGTTACACTAGTATCATAGTAAAGGAAGGAACTGATAGTATGTTTAATAATGCTGGAGCACCGCTTACATGGACGTTACATTCAGAAGACCCTCGTGTGGAAGGGGAAACTATTGTAGCTACGGAATTAAAGGAAGATATTGCGGACTCTTTGGAAACATTCTTTCAAGATATGGGGATTAATGCACATGTTGTAGAAAAGCGTTTCTGGACTGATGCTATTGAAGTTGCTGGTGACATTAAAGGTGACACTGTAGAAGTTGAATAAAAAGCTTGACAAATGTGTTGATTATGGTTACACTAGTAACATAGTAAAGGAAAGGAAGCTTTTAATTATGACACCTAAGCAAAAGCTAATTAAACTATTTAAAAAACATGACTATACAAAAGAATATTCGCGCTATCTTACAGCACATTCAAAAAACCCGGTTTATTTCCATAGCTTTAAACAGTGGCTTGCTTACAACGAACCTGCATATCATATTCTAAGTAAAGCAATTGTGGCAGCAGGTTATAAGAACGCTAGCTCTGATCGCACTTGGCTTACCGCGACACAAGTATATGCACAAGTTGGTTCATTAAAAGAAACTAATTAATTTAAAAAAATTATTGACAATGTAAGTTACAAGGGTTATACTGGTTTTGTAATCAAGAAAGGGAGTTATAAAGATGTTAGATGCAGAAGTAAGTCAATTAAAGGAATTGGTACCCCGTTATGCTAATCAACAAAGCTTCTATGGTAAGGCATTAGTAGCTGATCAAAATGGAACAAAAGTATTGTACTCATACATGACACCAGTGGCTAAGGTGAGCCATAGCGAACAAGTTATTACAAGTGATCGAAACTTGCTTAGCAACACAACTATGCGCCATATCCATGAATTTATTAATCAGTATGGATTAGAGGACTTGCCTAAGCAGGAACTGATTAAAAAGTATGGTGGTAAAATTTAAGGTTGACAAAGGCTTGACAACATGCTACACTGGTTTTGTAATCAAGAAAGGGAGATCTAAAATGACAAATAGTGAAAAGGTAATGGCAAGTAAATATTTATCACGAATGAGCACTGAGATGCTAAACGATTTCTTAGGCTTCAACGGCGGTCCAATCCTACCGCTTAACTCTGGTAGCAAAGAGGACTTCCAACTTAGCCTTTCGATATATCAGTCCCGTGTAAAAGGGATGGGCCTGATTTACGGCGTTATTGATGATCAGTTGGCTAAAAAATTGGACAACTTCGCTGGGAAATTAATCGACTTGGCCAAAGAATCAATTGATGCACGAACTGCTTCTCCAAAGGAAGGCCAAGATGAGTTTGACGCCGAAGATGAATTGGAAGATAAGTTGGCTGATATTCGGCAGAGAGCCATCAAGCTTCAGCAACAAGTTCACTCTAAGGTGTAAGAGAGCAAAGTATGACTATTAACTATCAGATAAAACGGGGTAATAAAGTCTACTATGGCACGCCTATGATCCTGTGTAAAAGGTTAGGTGTTGGCTACCGTTACTTTATGCGTCAGT